TTATTGCGCCTCTGATTCACTCAAGACATTTCTATAAAATAATTTCATGTCTTCTTCAGAGATAACGGCTTCGGATCTCTCCCAATGTTTCTTATTACCCCTTGCATTCATCCAAGGATCTTCGCTATGCGTTAGAATCTCTAATTCACCACCAGTCAAATCACCATAGGCCTCATATACTGTTTTAGAAAAGTCAATGAATTCTTCTGGTACGTCTTCCAATTCGTCTTCATGAACCTGAGATATCTTATTAAACCCACGATCTTTGTACTTTAGATATAAATCATAATTTACTGGTCCGTGTACCCATGCTTGAAAATCATCATCGAATAAATTTTCGTCTGTAAGTGCCAAATACCAGGCTTTCGCATAATAACATAATTTTTGGAGTTTTTTGTTAGTCATTGGCTCGATTGATAAAAAAGCTTTTGCCATATCAAATACATCTGCCATATCACTTGCCCCTTCCTTTAGACACGTTATCAAATGAATCAACATCGTAGATAACGTCAAATTTCATCACAAATGCCAATTGTAATCATTTGCAATGCTCAGATATAATAAAATACGTTAATTTCGTCAACGCATCTGTATATACAGCTATATTATACCCATTTTGTTAGGAAGTAAAGTAAAATTCTCGACAAATATCTATAAAAATAAAACAGAGCTCCCTCGAAAGACGTCTATAAACCCCATACCAAAAGCCCCCACACCGTAAGGCCCTTTAATATAAGGTAGATTTTTAGTAATTCGTGATTATTACTTCTTTGTATTCTTTATCTTTACCATTGTACCGTTCAAGCAGCGAATTTCTCCGACTGACCTCAAATAGGTTAAAGCCCTGGTACAATTCCCGGACAAAATCATCATTGTTATAACTCAGTATAAACTTTCCTTTGATTTCTTTCAAGCAGTCTCTTAACCTTTTATGATCCGCATCACCAAAGCCAGTCTGATAGTATTTTTCTGTCCCATGATAGGGTGGATCAAGATAGAAAAGCGCACCAGGCCTGTCATGAACCTTGATGATCCGCTCAAAGTCTCTATTTTCAATCACCACGCCATTCAGTCGATCACTGATTTCACTCAGATAGTCTGTGCTTTTATTGAGGTTCTTCTTTGTCCCGCCGTAGGTCTTTCTATCGGCTCCATATGATGTTTTAATGATCATGAAATACCGCCCAGCACGTTGAATGTCGGTTAATCCGCGCATATCAAGTTGAGATTTGAAGTCGTCAAAGAACTCCCGTGAATTCAGGACACAGGATATTTCCTTTTTCACCTCATCTGGATGATACTTCACGCACCGGAACAAATTGGCCAGCTGACCATCAAAATCGTTATAAATCTCCAGATCAGCATGTTTATCTTTTGCAAAGAGCACCCAACCGGCACCACCAAAGACTTCAACGTATCGATCAAAGTCCTTTGGAAACATTTCAATTATTGTTTTTCTTAACAGGCGTTTCCCGCCAATCCATGGTATAAAACTATTCATTTTTCCTCCTGAAAATATAATATGGCCACCCGAAGGTGGCCGTGAAACTTACTTGACAAATTTTCGGTCAAGATCATTATACAAACCGTCAAGAACGACATACTTTATTTAGAATTTTGTCAGCATCCGAAATAAGCAAGGATTCCATCCAGAATTCCCAACGCTTCTAATTCGGCCCCACCGTTTGAAAATAAATTGCACTCATCCGGATTGGATGAAAACAACGCTTCGGTGATTACTGCGGCCATATCAGAATACGTCACATCCGAATCATCACGCTGGATCACTCCCCGTCGATAGGTACCAAGGCGGTTACAGATTCCGTTTAATGTCAGAGTAGCCAACCGCAGCCCGTTATCACTGCCCGGGTAACAGATCGTTTCAGATCCGTTTGTAGCAGGATCATTTGACCCGTTATGGTGGACAGAAACAAACATATCAGCATTGGCATCGTTGGCGATATCGGTTCTGTCAATTAGGTACATATGGACATCCGTTGTTCTTGTATAGATGACTGATGCTCCACGTTCCGAAAGTAGTTGACCAAGCCTGAGAACGACACATAAATTTTGATCTGACTCACGGAGCAAACCAACCGCCCCTGGATCGGAGCCACCGTGACCAGGATTCAGGCAGATAATTTTCCCTGCCAGACTTTTCTGCACTTGTGGTGTAGGAATGGCCGGGGCTACCGGTTTTGGTTCTGCCTTAATGAAATTGCGAACATCGCCAACAGTCAGTTTAACCGATTTGGGGGCGATGATGATCTTGATCCCCTCAACTCGTAACCCCAGCCCCTCGGTTCCGGCCGGTTCGCCATTCATGGCCCAATTCATATCGCCGTAATTTTCGGCATGAACACCATAATAAATGTCATACTCACCGGCCTTTTCGCCCGTCAGCCGGATTTTTACAGCTTCTAGGCGTAACCCCTTACCGGTTGTCCCCAGCAACTCACCATCCTTTTTTACGCTCGTCCAGCCAGTATTTTGGATCTGGCCCTCGTATTCGACCCCCAGCTTATCCGAATCGGTTTTGATGCTCAGGGCTTCAAGCCGTTTTGACTTTCCGAATGTTCCGCACAACTCGCCGTTTTTAAATGGGCCGATGTCACCAATGTCCTGGACATGCCCTGTATAAATTGCATCCAAATTATTACACCTGGCTTTCTGATTTAACTGCTTCTTCATGTTCAGCCAGCATCTGGTTTGATTTATCCATTATAATTTTTAGAGCTGCCTGTTTTAAATTGGCCATTAATATATCCGATTGCTGGGCCGATGCGGTGAGACTGTTGTTTTTCCAGGCGTTCCACAGTGCGGCCCCAATCATTGCAATATTGGACAACACAACATACAATTCAGTCTCTGACACTGCGATCGGATTCATGCCCGATGCTGTTAAGGTGCCATTCACCAGCGCCAACATTAATACTACCAGCCGAATCCATACATCTGCCTTAACATCTTTTAAATTCATTATCATTTCTCCTTATTTTTCATGTGATTTTTTGAGCATATAATCATCAATCTCGGTAATCGAATCGTCCACATTCCCATTGCACCGTTTACCGGATACCGCTTCAAGAGCGGCCTTTTGCGCCCTCAACAATATCATCCGTTCTTCCAGGCTGTCATTGATGCACTCATCATGTTCAGCTATTTTGCTTTTTATTGTAAAAATTTGCAAGCAAATCCAATACACGCCTCCGCATAGTCCTCCAATGGCTAATATCTGCGATGACCATCCCCCGATAACTCCGATGTCAATAATCATAAACCGTCCCCTTTCAAATAATAGGCGGCCTTTCGACCGCCCCTGAGCAATAAAAAAACAGCCTAAGCTGCTGCATTTAACAATTCAATCAATTCATTGTACTGATCTTGAGTGATTCGATTGTTGAGTAAGAAAACATCAAGCTTGATCGTCATTTCTTCAACTGAGCCAAATTTGCCATTTTCAATTACTTTTTTACAGTATGTGTATGTCATGATTTACACCTCCTTTCTACAATCCAAGTTCGATTGAGCAGATTCTAAAATCCAAATCAACCAAATACTCTGCCATTGCATTATTGTTTTCCGCCTGAAGTTCCTCCGGTGTTGGTGGAATATCTTCATACTGGAATGTAAAGCCATCTGCTTCGGTATAAAACATTTTTGCTGATTGCCCTTCGATTTGATCAGGTTCGGGGATTGACTCAACTAAGAATCCTTCGATTAAAAGGTCTGCTTCTGTTTTTCCTAAGCCATGTTCTGAATCGAAAGGTTTGAAATTAATACTTTCGACAAAATTATTTTCGTCTGTTTTTATATATATCATATATTTATGTCTCCTAATTCAGTAAATAATTTGCATATATCCCAGGTGGTATTGCAAGTTTAAACCGTTCAAAATTTGGTCGCATTTTGACCCATAGTTTTTGGTAAGTTTCCAGATCCACACAGACTATCCCGCATTGTGTTCCTCCGGCCGAATACCCATAACCAGCAAAAAGTAATTTATTCATTATGACCATGTCCTCGCAACTATCATTAACTGAAAAATCTGAAGCGTAAAAAACTGTTGAATATGTCGCCATGCTTATAGGAGTTTTGCAAATATATAAATCACTTGCAGTTGATAAACCGCCGTCACCAGCTGTAAATAAGTCTAAAGATTCCTCATCCACCGCTAATGAATAACTAAACCCTTGTAGTGTTGTTGTATTATAAACAACAACTGATAAGTCTGAAATAAGTCGTCTTTGAATAATTTGATCTCCAGATGAATATGATGCGATGATTATATACGGCTCCACAACACGCATAGCCCCGACAACATGTGACGAATTTCCTAAAGATACATATGAAATTTGCTCCATATTGACTGTTTCCTGATTAAACCAATATTTATAAAGTCTCCTTTCAGTACTCGCATCAGAATAATTTGCATATACATAAAAATATCCATCTGAATCAGGTTCGATTCTGTGATATCTATATCCGACACTATAAGATTTTAAAATTGTCGAGCTTAGATTTGCGTTATAAAAGCGACAAAGACGAGATGCGGACGTGTAATATGACAACATCAGAATATCATATTTATTGATGCCAATGTGATATTCATCATAACCGGCCGGACAACTTAATGTCGCAATTAAATCAAGATCTTTAGTATAATGTTTAATTTGCACTGATGAGTTAGTAATATTTGTCTCGATTGTATATAATGAACCGTTGACATGTATAACCATTTCAAATACAAATCGGCCAGTCGATAAGTTGATCGATTTAATTACATTACCTTGTAAATCTCTTTTAAATATCGCCCCCGTATCTGTGTCATATGGTGTTTCGGATGAGTAGAAAAAACCATATCCTATACACTCTTTCCAAACATCCGAAACATTCAGTTTTGGTACAACCTTCGGAATCCATTCACCACTCACATTTCGCCAAACGTTTTTAACTTCTTTCCACTCACCGTTCACTTTTAATAACGTTCTTTTAGCCATCTTTAAACCTCATATTGCAAATAAACATCACCATCAACGCCACCAGTTGGATCGGCTGTGCCTGATGTTATTTTTACATGGATGTTTGTTGTTCCGATATGGGTAGATGCTGTTCCGGCTGCTGTTTGCAAATTATCAATGTCTGTTTCAGCGGTACCTAAACGTGAATCTAGTTCGGTGATCGCTGTTTCTGCTACTGTCATACGATCAACCAATGAATTAATCATATTAAGCAGATTACCCGCTGTGTTTTCGTCTAAAATATCCTGTAAATTGGCGAACCAAGTGTTGAAATCGCTTTGAAATGCTGAAAGCATTGTTGCAATATCTGTCGTTGCATCATCGACTGTTTCCAAATACCACGCCTGAAATTGATTGAATATTGTCGTCGTATCAACCTGATCTATCACTCCATGAACAATCCCACAATAGGTGCTATTCAATCGTAAATCAGTAATATTCGCTTGGCTGATACTCACCGCTCCATTTAAAATGTAGATATCCGCTACACCTAGCTCCCACATGTCTGCATCTCTTTGCAGTGTCGGTGCCACCGGCGAACTCGCAAACGTTCCCTTTTTTACGTAGGCTTTTATTTCCCGGTTCAATACCGTATGCCGCAATACAATGCGGTCAATCCGTTTTAAGACGCCATCTGCTGTATCAATATTTAAAACCTTATCGCTGTCATTTATATACTTAAGCCCATTAATATAGCCGTTACCTGGTTTTAATATTACAGTCATATCATTATTGGCCAATACCTGGCACTGGGTTGACGGGTTCGGGTAAATCCCATTGCCGATGAAATCAGCAAAGTATTCCGCGAAAAAGCTTGTTAAATACTTTCTGTCCCCGTTTACGGATGGGAATATCCCACTCTGTTCTGCCATATTCTCACCCCTTTACTAATTGTTTTATCTTATCTATAAGCGTTGGTGCTTCATCCCCGAAAACCACATTGATCTTTTCGTTTCCATCCTCATAGACCTCTTCTATTTCTTCGATCCTGGTATCCAACTTAACGCCCCACTTTTTATTGATGTTCGTGACGATATCGCCAAGATCATAATCCTCTTTATATTTCCGGTTTGCATTTACGTCGATGGAGCTGTCAAAGACACAGATTTTTTTACATTCTGCCAGCGTTTCATTCCCTTTTCCTTCAAGTAATGCCTGATATTCTGCATCGGCCATGGTTATACTGTCTACAACATTGCTCAAACTCTTTTGATCATTAAATACTTCGTACCGATCAAGATCGGTTGCACTGCCAACGGTCGCAAACTTTCTGTCTGTTCCTTCTCCAATCCCTCCGACCAGGCAAACATTCCGGTAATTACCATCACTCTCGGTAAACTCCTGTTTTTCGACGTTGTTATAATCTTTTGAGAAAATGCACCGGGGATTGATGCTTTGTCCGGAGGATCGATCCAGCCCTTTATAGGTTTCAAATCTCATTGATTTTGTTGGTCCATCGTATCTAACCCGATACCCAATATTTGACAATGTGCTGAGTCTTTCCAGTTCATCCGTCAAATTCTGATAGGATGTCTGAAAATCTGCCGTTTCGGTGTAGTTCATCAGATCCCCCAGGGATAACCTTGATATGATTCTGTCCGCATCCGTTGGATCGATGGCATTCTTGTTAACCAGCGACCGCATGGCCACTTCGACCAGACCGTTTATAATTTCGATTCCCCAGATAATCCGCCGGTTTAGGTACCCAGTCAGGAAGTCACCTTTTATAACTAGCAACTCCTTACCCTCATCATTCTCCTGCAGGTTTCTGTATTTGATATAACCCGCTTCTGGATCCCCAGGCTTAATGATGACATTACCCCGCTGCAGCTTCTCAATGTTCTGTGCTGTTGCCGGACAATGGACCTCAAACTCTCCTATTTTCCGGTACCGGCGTACCCACCGGAGTGACGTTCTGTTATTGACGGTACCTAGTTTATTAAAGCTTCTATCTGCTACATAAAGATCCATGCTATACCCCCAGATACTTGTTTTGTCGGTAGATGTTGACTACCAGGTTATCCAGGCCGCTTTCTGCATCGTACCGAAACAGGTTATCGCCCTGGTAAAGCTTCATAAATGTCATATCTTCATCGATGTAATTAAAAGCATTGGAGATAACCCCGTTCAGTTCCATTTCAACATCCTCTTCAGCGAAATGTGTAATCACCCGGATGATCTCACCGGCGACCATGGTTTTGTTCATTTTAACAAATTCTTGAGTGTTGACGTTTCGAAGGGATGGATTTGTCAGCGTGGCCAAAGCCCGAAACTCTATGATCATTCCTGATTCACCATCACCATCATTGATGCAATTAACGATCAAGCTCGGCTCCCGGTGGCCCATGATGATTCCTTCTTCAGGGATCTGCAGACCGTTTATGATGTCAAATTCAAAGTCGCCAACCCACAGAGCGATTTCTTCTTTTGTCTGGTTCATATCCATCCAATATGGGTTATTAGCGATTAAGGAAATTATACAGTCCCCTCTTCGATCGCTTTTGTTGACAATAAACGGCACTTTGGCAGGCACACATTTTATTTCCAGATCTTTTTCGCCATCATTGTGAATAAGTGACCCCTTTCCAAACTTTGGGTTAAGGACTCTTCTCAATTTTGCCTTTAATTGATCAAATTCACTTTTTTCACTACCTCTTATTAATATCTTCAATGTTAGATCGCTGTCATCCAATGAATTACTTAAAAAGGTATTTCCATCTTGTCCCGATCCTTTGTTTGTATGATTAATGACTCCGGTATTCTGAGTAAAGTCTTTTAACCAAAAAGGAGAAGAGTTTGTGAAAATCAACTCTTCCCCCTGGCTGTTAATATATTTCAGTGTTTTCAGTTATCTCAACTCCTTTATCCCATCATTAAAGCCAACTCCTGAAGCCCACGTTTTGCAAATCTTGCTGACTCTGACGGGCTCAGTTCTTTAGGGCTATAGTTATTTTGTGTGAATTCTACCTTTGTACCTTGTGACAAGATCGGGCCACCACTGTTTGCATATGGGTTTTGATCTGCGGGAATAATTGCCTCTCCTTTGTGGATCATGGCAATCATATCTTCCGGAACATATCTGGAACCCACATCAAAACTTGCGCCTGACCATAACTGCATGGGATCGACGTATTGTCCATTGATCAGTAATCCAAAATGCAGATGCGCCCCATAGGATGCACCCGTATTTCCAACTGCGCCAATGTATTGACCCATCACGACATTTTGTCCTGCTTCAACACCAATACTATCCAAATGAGAATAAGATGCTGCGATTCCATTACCAAAATCAAGTATTACCTGATTTCCATATCCGCCATTATAACCGGCTGATGAAACCACACCATTCTGTATAGCATAAAGTGGCGATCCTCCTCCAACCGTATCATTAAAATCCAGTCCTTCATGATATTGGCTCCCTACTGATCCGGCTCGATCGCCAAAATCTTCATCCCAGGCAAAGTTTTCATCAAAAACACTTGTCCCGGTAGGTGATCCCCAGACCATTCCATTTAATCCAGCTGCACTAAAACCTAAACCGCCAAGATTAATTCCAAGTTTTGCCAATAGATCTGCTGCAGAGCTTCCCAATGTTGCCATTAATGTTCCCACATTCAATACACCACTAGAAAAAGCTGATTTCAAATTTTCAACAATATTATCTACAAAGGACATGAGATTGTCCCCAGATAATCCCTTTATTAATCCTTCGATCATAAATTGACCAATCTCTTTTAATACGGTTGACGGTGAATTGATCCCGAACCCTTCTTTAAAACGCTTTATGACTTCCGTAACGAGCGTAGTAACACCGGTATAGACTTCTTCTATCGTCGCCGCTATTCCTTCAGCCATTTTAGTCATCATCGCACTGCCGATCCCTTTTAATTCATCCGGCAACCCCGAAACAGCACTGGAAATACGTTGCTTAATTTCATCCCACTTTGTTCCGGCATCAGTTCTAATTTTATCCCATTTCAAGGACAGACCTTCAAGGATCCCCTGCGCTTTACTAATGGTATTTTCATAGATTTCACCGACCTTTGTTTTCAGGTCCTCTTTAATATCACTCCATTTCTGTTGGGAATCCAGCTTAGTATCTTCCCATTTCTGAGCGACATCATCTTTTGTGGCTTTAACCTTTTCGGTCACATTGGCATAGATTTGATCCCATTTTTCTTTGATCCCATCCTTAATGTCATTCCACTTTTGATTTGTATCATTTTTGGTTTCTTGCCATTTATCAGCAACGCCTTGAGCTGTCTCTTTAATCTTTCCGATGGTATTGTTATAAATTGAATCCCAGGTTTCTTTTAGAAAACTCGTGATGACATTCCATACCTCGGTTGTTGAAGTTTGTATCCCCTGCCACGTTTCAAGAATCTTATTAATGATATCCCCAAATACCAGAAATACTATGTTTTTTGCACCTTCCAGTCCATTACCAAGAAAGTCAATAAAGCTCTGTCCGGCAGCCTGAGCAAATGTCCAAGCTGCAGCCCAGTCACCATTAAATAATGCAAAAACAGCACCGACAAAATTACCGATAAAGGATAATAGATTTCCGATCCCCTCAATAAATGGAGCGATGGCCACGATCACATCCGCAAATCCGTTGATAAAGTTGTTAAAAAAATCTTTTACAATTGGTACAATGTAAGTCCCAAGAAAATCGCCGATCTGTTGTAGAATCGGTGTCACATCAGCAGAAAATCCCTGAAACGATGTTAATGCCGGGCCCATGGCTTCGGTAATTCGTGCAAAAGCTTCTTGCGTCGTCACGCTTACTGATAAAAATGCCTTTCCTACTGAATCCCTAAAGATTTCTGAATTCTGCCAGGCTCCCGCTATGACAGCGCTAATGGCTGCTACCGCTGCCACGGCTAATCCTACCGGGCCAGTTAAGGCCGTAAATGCGGCTGAGAGTCCACTGGTTGCGCCGGTCGCTCCACCTGCAGCTCCTACAAGTCCTGACGATCCTAATAATCCTAAAATATTAGACAAGCCACCGGCCATACTACCAAAGATCATTAATAATGGCCCTGTGGCTGCAGCTAATCCTCCGGCAACAACGGCACCTTCCTGCATCCCTGGGCTCAAACTATCAAACCACCCCGATAGTTGTTCCACGCCTGATGCCAGATCCTCAATCATCGGTGCTGCTACTGTCATAATCGTTTCGCCTAATCCGGCCAGTGATTCCTCAATATTTTGCATTGACATTTCAAAACGATCGCCACCATCCAGCAGTTCATCATAGGTGCTATCCAGGGTACCGCCTGATCCTTCAACGACAGCAAGGAAGTCCTCAAATTCAAACCGCCCGCCCTGAATCGCATCGGCCAGATCTGGACCCGCCTTTTGGCCAAACACATCAATGGCCATGGATGTTGCCGAAGCTATGTCCGGCGCGCTTTTAATGGCTGTCAGTGTTTTTCCAAACTCTTCTCTAGCGTCTTTTCCATCTGCTGACCAGTTGGAAATTGCTTTTTTCATTCCTGAAAAAGCGATCTCGGTGTTGACACCAGCTTTTTCCCAACCGGCAAAAAGAGCAATACTTTCCTGGGTATCAAAACCGAGTGCCCTCATTGGGGCACCATATTTTGCAAGGCTTTCCGTCAATGTCTCAATGGATATTCCGGATGCCTGGCTTGCTGCTGACAGCTGATCCAAAATTGTTTTATACTGGCTTGAGTCAATCCCGGCATCGCTCATTGCCCGTGATACCAGCCGGACCCCTTCGGTTGCATCAATCCCGGTTATTCTAGCGAATTTCAGGAAGTCGGTGCTCATTGTATCGAGTTTTTCGCCCGTTACACCAAAGCGGGTATTGACCTCACCGATTGCTCCACCGATGTCCTCAAATGTCCCTGTAACCGATCCTGAAACGTTTCTGAATGATTCTTCCAGACTCTTGGCCACGTCACCGGTTGCCCCGGTCGCTTTGATCATCACATCCATTCCGGCATCAACATCATTAAACGACTTAAGGCTGGCTGTCCCCAATGCGACGATTGGCGCTGTTACACCAGCTGTTAACGCACCGCCGACATCTTTCATCTTTGTAGAAGCTTTCCCGATCTTGTCGGATAATTCATTAATTGAAAAAGCACTGATTTCCTTATTGACATCTTTCAGGGCTTTTTCTGTTGAATAGAGCTGTGTTTCTGATTCTGCCAATTTTTTATTGCCGGCGTTTATTTTACTGACATTTGAATCAATGGCATTATCATTATTTTTTTGCTGTTTTTCCAGCTTTCCCAATTCATCGGCCAATGATTTTGCCTGATCACTGTTTTTTCCATATTGGATTTTAGCAGCTTCCCATTTTTCAGTCGTTTCTCCGATTTTTGTTGTCAATTCGGATTGCTTTGTTTTAAGCTTCTCTTGCTTTTCGCTTAAGGTTTCAATATAGTCTTTCTGATTTTTTACTGACTCAGAAGCAATCTTTATTTTTTCAGAAAGTAATGATTGCTGATCGGTTAACCCTTTGAATTTATCTTTACTTAATGCTGCTTGAGCTGCTGAAGCTTTCATGGAAGAATCCACGGTTTTCATTTCTTCTTGCATTTGCTTTGTTGCTTTTTGAAAATCCGAAATTTCCGCACCAACTCTTAGGGTTGCGCTGGCCATTAATCATCACCTCCATATTTAATTTTGAATATCAATGCTTCGTACAAATCAAGATAGTCACCATTCCAGGCTTCAAAGAAAGAACAATTCAAATATTTGACCCCAAAGTATGCCACTGTGTACAGTTCATAGATCAGATCTTCTTTTTGATCTTCTTTTTGATCATCTTCTTTGATGATCCCTTTTTCTTTAAGCGCTTCTCTCATCGGGCTGTATTCTTTTTTTGTCCCTGTGATTTCGCCCAGCTCGATTTGTTTTTCTTTCAACTTTTCTAAACACAACGAAAAAAACCGCTCGTTGATGATCACATCAATGGCGGTTTTCTCTTTATAAAACGTTGGTATTTCATTGTCTTCTATGAATTGTTTGATATTTTTTGCGCTAAAGCTCCGGCGCTTTTTTGAAAAAAATCCTGGTACATTTTATTGATGCGATCAGCAGCCCCTTTTTCAATATCAAATTGTACTTCTCTTACAAAAGCAATAATTTCTGAAATATCGGCGTTTTCTTCGATATCTTCCTTGGATGGATCGCCGTTGAACAGGTTAGAGATTACTTCATTTACTTCTTCAAGTGCCTCATCCGTATAATTGTTATCCCCAAACAGATCCATGTTTTCAACAGTCTTTAACATGTTTCTAAAACGTTTATATTTTTTAGGCGGTAACTTTGTCAGGATATACTCTTTGTCATCAATATTAAGTGTTATTTTCATCGTTTAGCCCCCTTAAGCCGCAAATGTTGGTTCTTGAACTGCCGTAAACCACTCTTCCAAAGCTGCCAGTGCATTGGTATCTGTTACCGTTAAAGCCTCTTCACTGACTGTTGTGCTGATAAGATTCCTCTTAGCACCATCAATTAAGGTCGATTTTCTACGTTGATAGAATTTGCCCTTAATCGATTTTGTTTTTGTGGCTGTTTTTTCGCCCTTGGTTTCGTATTCGTCACCTTCAGAATTTGAAAATACGCCACAGTAATACCAGGTTAATTCCATTTTTCCGCCGGTTCGTTCGGATGCAAAACCGAAAGCCACTTCTGTGGACTTATCCTGGGCTGTTTTAATTAAATAACCCTCTTTATTGATATGGCCAAACAATAACGCCTGTTCAGTTGGTGATAATGCATTGAATTCAAAATTCATTTCGGTACTGGTGTAATCATTGATGACTTCTTCCAGCATGTTCTCTGAATATAAGTCTTCACTCGAATAATTGTCTGTGACTTTCCCTTTAATTGCTCCGGAAACAAATACCGGTTCTCCAACTGTGTAGGTTGAATCATCATTTTTTGTGACCGCTGCTACATGAACATTGTATAAAAATCTTGATCGTGATTTCATAATTCTTCCTCTTCCTCCAAATAATAAAAATTTAATTGTATGTGGAAATACTCAATTTCCTGAATAAATTCATTAACGTTGCCCAGCCAATCAAACCGGACAGCACCTAATTTTTCTTTAATAGCATCTTTATATGCATGAACACTTACTTCATCTTTCCCAAGGATATGAAGTTCCAGATCATGCCCGATACCTTCAACCATTCCATCTGAATCAAAGGCCGCATACTCTGCCGTTTCATTAAATACGACATAGGTCACATCCAGATCTTTCAAATAGGTACTCTGATAGACATTTTCCAGACTCTGCAGGGCTTCATAGACTAAATCACTGATTATCACTGCCAAACACCTCTTCCAGTTTCTTTGAATACTCTGTTAATCCTATTTCATTCACAAAGGATGCGACCTCTTTGTTTGCCTTATTAAAAAGTCCCAGCTTTGGTATTCTTGGCACTTTTCGATTAAAATTATAGGGTGTCGTATGTTCATCAACACCCTCTTCAAAGAATTTCGCATAGAAGTTATCCTCATTGTTTGATGGTCGCCATCCAATAAAACCAAATGTCTGGCCATTGGAAGATTTCACATTGTCAATGGGGATATTATCTACAGCATGATCACTTGGTACCTTTCTTATTTTTCCACTTCTTTGAGGCCCTGATTTTTGCAGATCCATTGACTTTGGAAGATTACGTTTAATGATTGTTCCACCATATTCCTGTCCGGCTTTAACAATTTTTTTATTCAGCTTCTTTAATTCAGCTTCGGATGTTTCTTCCAATAGTCTTTTTTGAATGGTTTCTAATCCATCAAACTCAATATGAATGCTAACGGACATTATTTCACCGCCTCACATCTTATTTCGATAAATTGTTTATCGTTTCTGGCAAAATCAATGTCATAGATTCGATATTTACACTCTTTAAAAAGCACATGATAGCCTTTGAAATTCCACAATTCTTCCATTTTTTTACAATAGCGAACCTTAAAAATAATGGTATTGGTCAACTTTGCATTGATGCTGTTGTAAAGTTCGGCACCTTTTAAACTGATCGGCTCTGCCCAGCATTCCCGAAATAAAATAGGAGGCTTATCGGTCGGTCTCCCGTTGACACGCTCTCCATCCACTTCTTCCATAATTTTAATTTTTACGCTTCCCATTGTGCGCTCTCCAAGTTTTCAAAGATAGTCGTCACGATGATTGATTGTTTGGTCCGTTCCGTCACCGTTGTGGATCGTTCATCATACATATCTTTGATTATTTTCTTTTGCACCAGAATTGCAATTTTTTCATAGGCCGGTTTGTTTTTATATTCAGCTCCTACCGCTTTATCAATATAAAAATCAGCTATATCAATCAAATCACTGATATAGACATCATCGTCTTCATAATCAATCCGGAGGTAGTCTTTAACCTCCTGGAGAGTTATCTTTCCGCTTGCTAAATCCATTCATTATTCCCTCTCATCCTATTAGGCTGGTTTTGTAAATTCAATTTTCTTACATGCCCGATCATCCAGTTTTTGAATATCAAAACGTTCTAACACCCGGATTGCGGTCTGATTGTAGTTAAATAGCACTTCTTTTGATGATCCAATTTCATACCCTTTACGGTCGAAGAATTTAACCAATGCCCACAGGTTAGTTACATAGAAGATCATGTCTCCTGGTGTTGTTGGGGCGACATCGGCATCATCCATCACGATGATTGGTCTTCCATTGAAGATTTCCGTTCCATCGGCCAGAGTGGTGATAAGATTCAGCGGTCTTAACTCCCCATCTTTCAGGCCTTTTAAATACACATATGTCGACAGATTTATAATGGTCACTAATCCCGATCTTAATGATGGCAATACACCGTTCATGGCTGCTTCTACATCTTCATAACTGGTTGCTCCGGATACAGCGTCGGCATTTGCTGTAATGATTGCTAAAATTTCATCATTCTCAGTTAAAACCGATGCTTCAGCAAACTCAGGGGTAATGACATTTTGAATTAAACCGACCACTTCATCATCGGTTAAGCTGTTTTCGACAGGGATAATTTTCCCGTAATCGTCGATTGAGTATTTAATTTCTTCGGTTGCTTTTTCGCCTTCGGGAATTGGTGACCCCGATACCAGTTTAGATAGTTTATTTGTTCCGATCGTTGCAAACGGCATTTTTCCGGTTTTCCCAGTAATCGGAATAACATGGCAGTATTTTTTCAGAGATGGAAACCCTTTTCTTAATAACTGCAGCTGATTAACAAATTCTTCAGGAAGAATAGCTCCATTATCGGCCACTGTGACTAAGGCTCTTTCTTCAGGGGTAACATCTCGCTTTAGAATTACTTTTGCAATAGCGCGATATTCTTCACTTGCTGCTCCGGTTTCTCTGTTCTGAGCAACCAGCACCAGCTTTTCTCGCTCTTTTTCCCGTTTCTCTGATTCATCAGCAATCTTAATCAGTTCATTGATGGTTTCAATTTCGTTGGCGATGCTTCGGATCTGAGCATTGATGTTTCTTAATTCTTCTGCAGTGTCAACACCATCTGCTCTTGTGGCCAAAGCGGTTTTTTCAGCGTTTTTTGCGTTCAATAATACCAATAATTTTTCTTTCATTCTACTCTCCTAGATATTTAATAAAATTTGTGTTCTCAGTTGTTCAATCTCCAATGCCTGATTAGTCTCAGGCTTTTTTTCATTTTCCCGTTTTTCTTTGATTTCTTCAAAGCTTCTACAATTAATCTCACTGCTGTCATAGGCTGGAAAGGTACAGGGGCTTACTTCAATGAGCTCTGCCCGGGTGATGGTTCGTTTGTCAATCTTTCGGCCTTCATAATCAATAACGCTCCATTTTTCATCTTTTGTGATAAATCCAAAACTTGATCCATCAACGTCACCTCGTTTAACACTTTCATAGGCATCATTTCCCCAGGTATTGCCTGGTAAATCCACGTCATAATTCAGGCCTTCCGGATCCTCGTTAAATCGGAGTGTCTGGCTCCGAGTTGATCCTAATGGACATGATGTCTGATGATTCCATAATGCTTTGACAACTCTGGACTGAATGGATTCGTCAAAAGCTCCCTGAGCAAACTCTTCCAGAAATTCGTCACCCCACCAATCAATAATTTTTGTTGGTGAATTATACCGGAGAGCATAACCGCCAATGGTTTTTTTATCCTCTTCCACCGTTTTCGCCCGGATCTCAATCCCACTGATATTTCTGATCTCTTTCACTGGTCCGTCACTTTTCTTTCTTGTCACTTTTTAACCTCCTTTCCATCATTCTTTCCTAGGTCTTTTAATTTCATGACCCCTGAATTAACCACCAACTCATCCGCTCCATCTTTTGCCATTTGCTGGGTCATTAATCGGGCTTCATTGGGTGTGTAAATTCCTGATGTCACATATTTTGTCAGAATATCTGCCTGCACCTGGGCGGTAGTTCGCAGCATAACACTGGTGTTAAATCGACATTTCATTCCTTTTTTCCGTTGATCCGGCCTTAACAGCTTCCAGTCAATCTCCTGTTCAATGGATTCAAATAAAATAAGCAGCGTATCCACTAAAAAAGATAACTGCTGCTGCTCTAAACTATTGTTATTAGTATCCTTCAGGTCATTTAACTGAAACATCTTGATCCCAAAGCTAGAAGCAATCTGACTAATTGACATTCGCCGGATCTGTTCAAATTGGGCATCGGCCAAAGATAGATTCAATGTGCTGACATTGTACCCGGCCGGCACCGTGAAAATACGGCCATTATTTGAATAAAGCCGGTCGAATTTCGCCTGGATATTTTTTAGATCCAGTTCTTTTCGGGTGTCCGATGTCAATTGAACAACGGCCTTATTTGTTAACCCGTTATTATAGAGATCATTAAGGTATTTCTGACTCTTAATACCGGTGTCAATGGTGCTGGACATCATGACCCGGTTCGCCTTACTGTTTATGCCATTACTCGAAAATGATTTTAAATGAATAATCTCATCATAGAAGCAGCACTCAATGTTTGAATTTCCTGTTTGGGTATACTCCACCAGGATCCGGTTCTTCAACTTTGAACTGATTAATCCGGCATCGTCAATAATCAGCCGATGCAGTTCAATTGGCCATAGGTTTAAAACATTTCCTTTGGCGTCTTTTTCAATGTAAGCACAGCCATTTCCCAGATGATGCCGGTTAACTTCCAATGCTTTCCAAAAATCGATTGCCGTCATGTAAGGGTTTGGTCGCAGGACCAGCTTTTCATAAAGACTCTCATTTTTTAATCGCAGGTTTCCGTTTTCGGTTTCCTGGACTAAATAGCACGGGATCTTTGCAATGGATTCACTCATAATTTTAATACAGGTGAAATAGGTTGCTTCTTTTAAAGCGCTGTCACTGACATAACCCTCCGCATCAATACCAAAGGCTTTAAGCATGGCCAGTTCGATGTCTGAATAGCTTGGTACCGTTGCCGTTTCTTCTCTTTTTTCAAAGAATTTACTGATCACATTTAGTCACCCCCTCCCTTCCTTACAATGCTGATTCCATACAGCAACAAAAAAACACCCAACAGATAACAACCTGCATAGGTATTAATGACAAACGTGGTACCAATAAAGATGATACAAGCCAGAATCACAAGTATTTCTGCAATAATATATTTTTTTAACGTCATCACATCCTTTCCAATTGTTCCAATGCTCCGACCATGTCATAATGACTGATCTTATTTGCATCAATAGCCAAACATAAACCCATGAGCATACCAATGATGCCATCTATTTTAAACCGACTCTTACGCTTTGAATATTTCACATTCATGGCATCATCAAACACAGCCACACAGTTTTTAGCCATTGTCCGGAAACAATCATTTTCGACAATGATAATCCGTTCATCAATGAGCAGACATTCAAAATCATTAATGATTGGGGTCATGGTCTGCATGCCCTGGCCCATGGGCACGATGTCCCATTTTTCTTCCAGCCGGTTTAAGATGGTCGGGGATCCCCAACGGTCAAACCCGGATTCCTGAAATTCAAAATCCTCTTCGATTGTGTAAACATAATCCATGAGTAACTCAAAATTAATATATTTTCCTGATAAGGCAATAAGTTCACCATCTTTAATCCACTTTGAATACGGGTTTTTATCCTCTTCTTCCCGTTTTATTACCGTATCTTTCGGCGTAAACAGGTGTGGCCAGATGATAAATTTATCCATCAGTTCATCATAGAACACCTGAACAAAGGCTGTAATATCTTTGGATGAGGATAAATCCAATCCATTCCAGCATGGCATACCTTTTAATGAATCGTATGATATATCTTTTGTACACAGATCCCAGAGATCCATGTTAATGGCTCCCTTTTCGCCATCCAAAACGACATGCTGGTTTAAGAACATTCTCCGGAACATATTTTCCTGCAATGGCATCTGCTTTGCTTTTCGAGCCATTACTTCAATGTCTTTCCGGCTCCTGAAAATATCAATCCCGGGGTTTGCCTTTTCCCATTGCTTCTGATCCTCTAAGTCACAGCCCTTATCTGCTTCATAAATCCTATAATAAAAGGTCGGATCATCATCATTTTCAAGCTCAATCTTCTTACACCGGGAATAAAGCTGCTGTTCCAGGTTTGTTTCATCTTCTCCGGAGCTGGCCGTTGTTATGGTGATCAGCAGCGGATCATCCCAGGCCCCCTGACCGGTTCCCAGCTTCCCATACATCCGGTCGTTTTTACTCTCATGGATTTCATCCAGGCATGCCACATAGTCAGAATAGGAATCTGCTCCGGTGGCATCACTGGAAAGAACCATCAATTTGTTTCGGTTATCTTTACGGATCACCAGTCTTTTTGATTCTACAAACCGACAGTATTTTTTCAGGGTCCGATTTGTCTTTATGAAATAGCAAACCGTATCAAACAACTCACCAGCCTGTTTAACATCATTAGCTGTTAATATAAAAATAGCCCCCCTAATTTTAGGTTGGCAAAAGAATAAATAGGTAATGATGATGGCAATGATAAATGACTTCCCGTTTTTTCTGGCCATGTTTATATGAACTTCCCGGTGTTTTCTTCTGTTATTTTCCCGGTCTTTTACACAGAGAATTTCTGTGATGATCTCAAATTGAAACCCGATAATTTCAAATCGTGATGTGATGCCTTTGTCATTTTTCAGCTTTCCGATAAATTGCCAAATTTTCTCCGCTTCTTCTTCATCAAAGTAATAGTCGTCATTATTCCATTTCAGTGTGAGCTCTTTTATTTTTTCGATAACCCATTTCTTAAGTGCCATCGCTAATCATTTCTTCGAGCTCTTCATCAAACTCTTCTGCTGTTTCATAAATTTTATGACGATTCATACGGGATCTTGAAGCGGGTGTCAGACCTAATTCTTTAGCCGTTGCTAAAAGCCGTTCCTGGGCTTTGTTCCCGATCGCTACTTCCGGACGCTGCTGAACGTACCCGTTCGGTGTTTCAAATGTCAACCCTTTCAAATCTAAGATTTCCTCACACTTAAGCCATTTCGCATAATTGACACAATAGGTTTCCAGGGTCTTAAAATCTTTTTCTTCGAGCTCTTTTTCTTCTTCAATAATCAGCTTTATAACCCTGCGCCATTCTTTTTTGGCCTGATCGTTCATCCAAACGGGTGCAGCTTTCTTCACTCAGACCCCCCCTTACCCTAAAATTTTACATTTTCGTTCCTCCCAAGTTTGACATCGCGACCGTCAAAGGGTTTAAAAAGTTTTTTGTACCCCCACCCTGAAGTCCATGAAAAATTGAATTTTCATTTCAAATAAAATATCCTGCATTTGCTTTTTATTGCCCTTTCTATATTCATTGTGGATATATTGATGGCTTTTTTCTGTCAAAGGAACAAGATTGTTTGTATCATACCTTTTAGACCATTCTTCTTTAATTGGCATGATATGGTGAACAGTAACAGCTTCAACGATCAATCCGGTTGTATAGTACTCAAAGATATCAATGCCAAAGTAATAGGACATGGAACCATCCCTGGCATTCAACCATGCTTGCCCTCGATAGAAGTCCTGCTCTTTATGATCAGCCCTATTGCTTTTGTACTCACGATCACGTGAAGCTTTATGATCTCTGGTCTGCTTCTGATGTCTGTCACAGTACTTCACATCTTCATCCAGCAGCACCCGGCATCCGGTATAACTGCAGTATTTCTTTATAGGCATATCATACTCCATTTT